CGCGGGCTCGTCGTCCGCCACGGTGCGACCACGCTGGCGTACACCGCTCTCGGTCACACGCACGTTGTGTCCCTGGGCGCGGATGTCCTTGATCATCTGCTCGAGCTCTTCGGTCGAATCTTCATCGATCGTGTCCAGGTTCAGCATCAGCATCGGATTCTGCGAGTCGGCCCGCCTGATCGTGTTGATCAGGTTCGCCCGACGCTTCTGCTCGACGATCAGTTTCGGTCGCTCGATGCGCTCCCACTCTTCGACTTCGGACATGCTCTGGCCGCGCGCCGGAGTGTCGGCCAGGAGATGGAACCCCAGGTCTGCATACAGCGCCCTGTTCTGCGGATCAGACTGGAGTTGCACGATGTCGCCGTTCGGGGTCGCGTACCAGCGGGTTGGATAGTTGTAGTTCTGACCGCGCCTGAGCGGAACGTCGGTCCGCCCAAGCGTCTTGTCGACCATGCGGTCGATGAACGTGTCAGTCGCCATCGCCGAATCCTACGCAGCCCCCTTGGCCCACACACCGAACGTTGGACGCATCATCTGATGGCCGTAGATCTCTTCGACCGCCAGCTTCCACGTGAACACGTCGATGTCATAAAAAATATGGCTCTTCGGCGTTCTCTGGAGGATCAGCGCCAGCGCTTCACGATGGAAGATGAAACAGTTCGCCTGGCCGCCGGCTGGCTTGACCAGGTTGGTGGTGATGCCCAGATTCAGCCCGTACATGTCGCCGAGCATGCCCGACTTGGCCGGCATACCGCTGTTGCCGATGTACAGGGCATTGCTCCACCGATCGAGTGCCAGCTTGGCGACCTTCTCAGCCGGTGACATCAAGAAGAAGCGCTCGGTCTGCGGCGCGTCGGCGTTGTCCAGGAGCTGGACCGCGGACAGCACGTTGGCGTCTGAGAGCGGCGTGCCGAGCGTGCCCACGGTCTGGGTAAAGCCGGCCACGTCGACCCCCAGCGCCGAGTCGATGTCTTTCGCCAGCGCATAGCCGAGCTTCTGCTGGTACTCGTTCTGGACGTCCACGATGCTCTGCACCTTGATGATGTCCTCGATGCCAAGGGCCGCGTAGGACCAGATGTTCAAGGTGATAGTGGTGGCAGTTTCCGCCACGGTCTCGTAGGTGATGGCCGTGTTTTCGGCCTTGGCTCGAGCGGCCAGGTTGCCAATGCTGGCGACCTTGACCGTCTTGCCGACGCTGGCGTCGCTTTCGAAACCGCGGTTGACGCTCTTGGCGAACAAGAGGTTCGACTCGGTCGCGCGCAACACCTGCTTGCTCCAGATGTCGGGCGAGAAGATACCGTCAGAGATCGTCTTGTCGACGAATTCCGTAGCGCCTGTTGCCACGGTTTACCCCCTAGTGTTGACGAACGGGTATCCCTCGGGTCGACCGGTGGCGTACCCCTGGCTTGGGGCGCCCGTTCTCATCGAACAGCGCCTCGTATTCGGCGAGTGACATTGCGGCAATCATCTCGTCTGTCACTTCGCGGACGCGACCGGGGGTACCTGAGTCGCGCTCGGGGACAGGCTCGTCACCGTTCACTTCCGACATCAGAGACTTGCGAAGTGCAGACTCGCGCTTTTGAAGCTCGAGCTTGACCCGCTGCTCTGAGACGTAGTCTATGTATTCTGCCACTCCTTCGGCGTGGCTCTTGCCAACACCGAATGCCTTCCCGGAGATGTCCTTCTGGATGGACTCCGGGAGTTGCTTCTGGAACAGCACGACGCCGTCCATAAAGGGGCCCGCGGCCTGGGCGGCCTGCTGCGACGCGAGCTGCTGCTGCAATTCGCGCTGAGTCAGCTCACCCAGGGTGTACAGGTCGTTGTTGGCCGCCGCCTCGAGCTTGGCTTTGTCCGCGGCGTCGCGGTCCTGTTTGGCCTGCCACGCTTTGACCCGACGCTCGGCAACGTTGCCGATGAGTCCCGAGAAAACGTCATCTTTCTCGAGTTCGTCGTACGGCACGTTCTTCAGAATCGAGCGCAGCGCCTCGGTCGGGTCCTTGGCTTCGCGGACCGCGGCGAACCAGTCGGGCGTCTCGGGTTCAGACTCGGCGGCGTCGGATGTCTCGGGAGGGAGACTATCCGGCGTCGCCTCGTCCACGGACGGGGGTGGAGTGTTTGGCGCTCCGCCCGTCTCGCTCGAGCGCCGCCGCGAGGGGCGTTCAAGCGGAGTCTCAGCAGGCTGTTCGGCTGGCCCCTCGTCGACCAGGTCGGGGTGGACGGACTTGTCCCAATCGCCAGGCATTTAATTCACTTCTTTCCCTTCGCGCGTCGCTGGACGCTGAGCGCGATCGCGACTGCCTGACGCTGTGGGCGGCCGGCCTTCATCTCGGTCTTGATGTTCTGACTGACCGCGGCCTTCGAGCCGCTCTTCTTCAGCGGCATCAACCCCTCCGGATTACGCCCGTTGTGTTTGGGGCGGAGAATTGAGGCAGCGTGGCCTGTATTTGTTTCAGAGAATCCTGAGGGTCAAGTCCGTACTTCTCCTGCATCGACTGAAGGATCAGGTTCTGCGTCGTTGGCGTCGACCTGAGAAAGCTCGTCGAGTCGATCTTGTTCGGCGTCGGCGTGGCGTCCAGCCAGGACTGCGCGGTCGTCATGTTGGCAGTCGGATCTTTGATATCTGAAATTAGCTGACTGAGATAGCCCATGCCGCCCTGCGTGTTGCCGCCGACCGTACCCACGCCAGCCACCGTATTCGGCGCGGCAAAGCTTGCCGCCGGCAGGCCCTGCAGGACGCGCCCCGCCTGACCGATGACCTGCGCCTGGCGGAACGGATTGGCCTGTAACGCAGACGCGGCGTTGATCACGCCCATCTGCTGGGTATACGCCTGGTTCTGCGCTTGCAGCGTCGGCGCGCCCTGGTACATTCCCGTCAGCCCGGCCTGCGAGATCTCGAAGTTCTGGTTGAAACGGCGCACGTCGTCCTGGAACTTCTGGGTGTCGAGTCCGAACGTCGCGTTGAACTCGCGAATGGCTTCTGCTACCGCGTCCTTGTTGCCACTTGCCTGCGCGTTCAGCAGCGACTGGATGCCCGCTTGCAGCTTCTGGATGTCGGCGTCGGTGCCAGTCGCCGCCGGCGCGCCTGGCGTCCCCGGCGTGCTGCCCGAACCCCCACTCGTCTGGTTGTAGACCGTGACCGGGTCGCCCTTGCCATCCCAGCCCGCCGCCGCGAGCTCCTGGGTGATCTGGGTACCTGTCTTCTGACCGTTGGGCGTGTTGTAGATGTCGTCGCCGTAGGCATTCTTGCCGACAGGCTTGTTGCTGGCCGAAGGCTGCGGAGCTGCCGCTGCCACGGCGGGTGCCGCTGCGCCACCACCACCTCCACCGCTGGACGGGACGGGTACGTTGTTGCCCTGCGTCTGGTCCGCAGGACCGCTGCTCGGCAGCTCCTCGTGCCACTTGTTGCCGACGTAGCGCCCCATCAGCCACCTCCCGCATTGATCACGATGGTCGGTGCGCGGAAACCCTGCCCCACACCTGCTCCGGCCAGATTGGCGGCTTGCGTCGGCAGCGTCTGCGGCGTCGCGCCCGCCCACGGAACGCTCGGGTAGGTGTAACTCGAGCCACCGGGCGGTGTGAAGCCGGCGCCGACTGCCTGCACGGCTTGCACGGGTTGTACGGCCTGGGTCGCCTGTGCCTGTGCCGTGACCGGCGCGATGAGGCCTCCCTGCTGCTGGCTCTGCTGCGCGGACTGGGTTGCCTGTTCGATCGGGTGCGGGCCGCCGGTCAGTTGGCGGTACTTGTCCAGCATCTGCGTCAGTGTGCCGATGGCGGTCTGCGTGGACGGGTCCGCCAGGCTCGACTTCGGGTCGGCCATCTGGACCATGCGCGCGGCCGAGTCCATCGTCGCCTGACCACCCATCAGCGAGGCCGTCCAGCCCTGGAGTCCTTGCACCAGGTTGGCCGCCGTGTCGGGCGCGTAGCTCGTGACGTTCTTGTTGCCCAGTGTCTGCCCCAGGATGCCCTGCAGCGTGGTCGTCGCAAGCTGCGCGCGGTTCTGCAGCAGTCCAGCCGCCGTGGTCGCGCCCTGCTGGGTGTTGCGCAGGATGTCGCCCGCGGCCGTGCCAGCCGTCTGTCCCTGCTGCGCCTCGACCTGCATCCTCGAGTTGGACGCATCGATCAGCGCCTTCGCGTCGTCGACCGAGATGTCGCCACTGACCACCTGGCCCGTGAGGTGGGTCGCCAGGTCCTTCAGCGCCTGCGACGCCGTGACGCGCCCCTTGTTCTCGACCCAGATCAACTTCGACGGGTGGTCGGGATCCGGGATCTGGATGTACGGCGCGACCGTGTTCGGTGGCGGTGCCTGCGCCGGCGTTGGCTGGTACGCCGGGTTGTCGTGCTGGGCGATCACCTCGCCGTTCGGGCCGTACCAGGTCAGCACCTTCGCGGTGGTGTTGGACGACACCGTCGCCGCGGGCGTAACTCCCTTCGGGTACTCGTAGCCGCCCGTGTCCTCGTTGAGCAACATGGTGTTGCCCTGCGAGTCCTTGATCTGCTTCGGAGCGCCCGTTGGCATCGCCGTGAAGGCCTTGCTGGGGTCCTTCTCGTTCGGATCGAAGCGGTACACCGACCCGTCGGGGTAGCTGACGACCTGGAACGGCGAGTCCTTGGCGACATCGGTCAGTTTGGTGAGCTGGTTGGAGTCCTTGTCGTACGAGTAGATCGCCGACGGCGTCGTGACGACCTGCTTGCCGTCCGCGGTGGTCGCGATCGGATGCCACGTCTTGTCGCCCGTGTCGACCATGCCGATGATGCGTTTGCCCGACGAGTCGTTCGGGTCGATGACGTTGTCGTATTTACCCGAAGCTTTGGCGCCAGGGTCCGCGGCAACCGGGTGGAACGTGTTGTTGGACGGGTCCCATTGGCCGATCTGGCCACTCGAAGGATCGCCCGGCGTGCGGTACACGGGCGTCCACTTGCTGGTGTCGGACGTCTCGTTGCCTGAAGACGGCAGGTCGCTCGGTGGCTTGACGACATCGCCGACGTTGGCGTTCGGGATGCCACCAGCGACCGTCATCTGCTGGTTACGGCCCTTGCCATCGGTGATCGTCCAAATGATGTTGCCCGTCGGCTGCTGGATCGTGACCGGGTTGTTGTTGGCGTCGCGACTACTGACGTCCTGGGTTTCAGGCTTACGGCCAATGACCGTCCATCCGCCGCGGCCAACCTTGTTGAGGAGGGTTTGTTCGTTTGGATCCGGGTCCATGCGTTTACCCCCTCCGCCCGGCTATAGTTGCCGACACACGAAGGCCCGCTCGTTCGGAACGAAACGGCGGGCCGTGCATCACGAAAGGACTATCTCCGCGATGCATCTCAATTCTACGGCCAAGGTCGCTGCTGGCCTGGTCATCGTGTGGCTCATTGTCGCACCGTTCATCGCAGGCTGGTTTCCCTCGCCAGGCTTCGTTCTGAACAGCCCGTGGCTGCTCCTTTTCGGTGTCATGGTGCTCCTGTCGATGCTGGCCTGGGCGGCAAGGAAACTGCATCTCTAGGCTGCCGTCGACTTCGTCCTGAGCC